ACAAAACAGCCAGTTAAAGAAGTTCTCTAACTGGCTGTTTTATAACACTTAATGTGGTGGAGCTGGGGGGATTTGAACCCCCGTCCAGAAAGCGTCGATAATCGAACACCCATAATAGAAACAATGACTTACCTATTTTTCAATAAGTTAGAATCTTACTGTTACCAGTTGATACTAGCGATTGCTTACCAAAGTGGATGGAAATTGGATGTTGACTGTATTACTTAATTGGTTCGCAGCCCTTGCCGCTCTCCGAAAGTATATAAATAAGATGCGAAAGCACTCCGCTTGGCTTTTGTTTCTACATCCATTTCGTCTAAAAATTTCATAATTGCTTTTTTGGATTCTAGTTTAGAAGCTAGTACTTGAAAGAAAAATAATATAGATGAGCCGACAGGTAGGGTATTTGTTGGATTTATAACCTCGCTCGCTCGTTGATTAATATGCACTTCATAGTTAGCCATTTCTTCATCTAGCTGGTGTATTGTTTCTATACTGAAATAGTTGCAATACTTGACGTAGCGTGAGAGGTTCCAAACAGGTTGTTCATACAATTTCATGTTAAAACTATTTGTAAAACCTGATTCAATCTTAGCTATAAGTTTACTTGTTCTAATGTAGTTATGAATTGTAACATTATCAATGCCTACATCATTAGGTGCTTGAACTATTATGTCTGCAACATCATCTTCGTAAACTTTTAGTTCATTACGAATTTGTATAAATTGATCATCAGCCATTTCTAAAAGACCTGCTAACTGAGAGAACTTTCTTCGTACTGGCTTGGGGATTTCAATTTTAGATTTGTAACCTATATCATGTTCAATTTCCGCCCAAGTGTGTTGCAATATTGAGCGTATTTGTATCTCAAATTTCATGGAAGAGAACTTTTCATATTCGATTAATTTAGAGCGACTACTAGATAAGCTAACTACATAATGTAATGAAAGATATCCGAAACGGTCTGGGTCTAAACTAGCTCTTTTATCAATTGAATTATCTGTGTCAACTGTAAACTCCTTTTCAATTAGGTCTGCTATTTGGTCAACTTCGTCAGAGTAATGAGTAATGATTCGAATACCCACAATGTCGGTGACTTCACTAAGTAAAGAGTATTTACTTTTCTTTGTAGCTTTTGTTTGCAGGCTATTTCTACTTTTCACTCTAGCGCTAATTGAATGTGCTGTAATCGAGGATGCATTCATAAGCCTGCTAACTAATGATTGCATTGAAGAAGAGAACTGGTTAAGAATTTCAATACTATTATCGTATTCAACCATCAGTTTTTCTGTTGTCAAAGTCGGTGCTCCTTACTTAGTAACTTATATCCAAGGTCTATCAAAGCTATAAAATGTATAAGTTCAGTAATTTAAATTAATTAGTGTATGCAAATTTTTTGATAAAAGGTCTATTCCAATAAAATATAATTTGTATTAACAACGACTCAAACCTCGTAAAACTTAATTTTCTTGGGGAGGAGTGAGTATATATTGCATTTAAAATATTCAAGAGCATTTTAATATTTTTCTACGCTCTATTTTTTTCATTTTTACTCTTCGACCATTTGCGTTTATAAGGGAAGGCTTGGAGCCTTCTAAGAAGTCACTTTCGTATATAACCTCTTTGGTCGGTGCTTTTAAGATAGCTTTAATTCTTACAATGCAGTTTGGCTCATCATTAAACCCAGCGATATAGTCAGCCTGTTCCCCTGTGAGGTTGTCTTCGACAAGAATAACATCGTTAATTGAATGTTTACCAATATCACGCCCTTGCAGGAATGTGTTGCAAGCAGCATGCATCCCTCCATAGTTAAACTCGATCATTACTTGTTTAATAGTAATATCAAACGAATTGAAGTTTACAGTTTTCGAACAAAATATACTAACAAGAAAGCCATGAGCTTTTGAAAGCTTGTCTTTAATTGTGGTTAGTTTTGTTTTTTTACCCAAGCAATGAACCATGTAATTACAAGTATTCCAGCACCACTAAATATCCACTGTACGTGCTTTATAGATTCTTCAGACACTCTCATTTCCTTGATGTTTTTTTTATGTTTGTAGTTTAATTGTATTTTGCTAATGGATTCAACCTAACCGCATCCTCATAATGGCTTGGGGCAAAGTGTGCATATATCATCGTTTGTTCGATTTTAGCGTGCCCCAAGACCTTCTGAAGTACCAAAATATTACCGCCGTTCATCATAAAATGGCTTGCGAATGTGTGTCGCATGACGTGAGTGCATTGGCCGTCTGGTAGTTGGATGCCAGCTCTGTTAATTGCTCGCTCGAATGCTTTTCTACAATCGGTGAATAGTGGGCCTGTTTTTTTGGGTATCTCTTCGTATAGCGATTGGCTGATTGGCACGCTGCGGTTCTTTTTACCTTTGGTATTTACGAAAGTCACTTTGTACGTATTACCAGACTTGATTACATGAGAACCGTGTAAACCACACGCCTCAGATATTCTTGCGCCAGTGCTTAAACAGATTTTAGTCACGATATCTAAGTTTGGGTGTCTGGCCCCTTCGATAGCTTTAAATAGCTTAGTTATGTCTTCATGGGTCAGGAACGCCAGCTCTTGCTCCTGTACTTTTATCTTTTCGACATTGGCTATTGGGTTGGGGTAACCAATATCTTTAAGGCTGATTAGTTTGTTGTATACGCCTTTTAATAGGGTTAAATCGTTATTGGCCGTTTTGGGTTTAACTCCTGACTCTAAACGTTTACCTCGGTACTCACTGTATGCTTTTGGGGTTAACTGCGATGCAATAGGGTTGTTGAGTGCTACGGCTATCGCATCTAATTTACGTTTGCTTGACTCGGGGTCAGTGTATGTCTGCCCGTGTACTTCATACCACTTGTCAATCAAGTCACTCAGACGTCTTTTATCTTCTTTTTGTTTGGTCCAAGGTTTTTGCTCACCATTGGTTACCACATAGTTTAAGTAGCGCTGAGCTTCTGCTTTAGTAACAAACTTTTTTTGTATCCTTTTTCCCTTAGAACCCCATGGTCTCTCATCTAGAAAGTATCCACCATCTATTTTTTTAATAGGCATACAACTCGTTCCTGTTGACAAAAAGTTACAAAAAATTAATATGTTTGCATCGCATACATAAGGAGGTTATAGCGATGTCTAATAAAAAATCAATCCAAAAGCTCGAAAACAAATATTTTAATATGGTTTCTGGTGGTCGTGATGGGGGCTTAGTTGTTATCCCAAAAACAAAAGCAGTGCCAGATTACCCAAATAAAATTCAAAAGTCATAGCCTGTTATGGTCGAAGTATTCAGTTTTAATAACTGGAATCTGTCGTTAGATATTGGCTGGTTTATATTTATTGCATTTATTCTGTCTTGGCTAATATCATTTAAAGTTGGCGCGTCAAAGTCTTCTAAAATTGCATTGACTGTTTTTACGATCTCTCATGGTTTAAGCAATGCTACTGGCAGTGTAGATTTTGACGGGGTCAATTATTTTGTTTTAGAGGCATATTACCTAAATTGGTCTTTGTATGACTCTGCAACTGTACTAGCAATATACTTTTTACATACAGGATTAAAGGTTAGGCATTCTGGTGCTGTTAAAGTTGCATACGCGCTCACTATCGTAAATATGTTTAGTTATTTGGCTATGCACTATCTCGCCTTTGAGTTGCACTACACGTCACACTGGTTTTATCCAATATACTCAGCAGGAATTAATGTCACAGCGTTATTGATAGCGGCATCTTTACTGCTTAAATTTGATAGTTACCGTTTGAGAGCACTATGCAGTTTGAAGTCTTGATTGTTATTGTCTTTTTATTTCTATCTATTTTTGCACTTTACAAGGCGTGTAATGAAAGGTGCGACGATGATATTCCATTAGAGGAATTGGCGATGATATTGCTCTCTGATTATAGAGCTATATTGAAAATGCCTATCAATCTAAGAGTAGATGCAATGGAAGAGTGGAAAGGCCGATTTGATGCGTATTGTAATCGTTTGGATGCATCGGGTGCTAAACCGCCTGAGTTTAATATTCAGCTAATCAAATAGAGGGAATTATGAGTAAGTTTTTAAACACAACAGCTATTAACTATCACCTAGAAGAGCTTATCAAATCTGCAAGTGAGCGCTTGATATTGATAAGCCCTTATCTGAAGTTGAACTCACGTATAAAAGAGTTACTAGAAGACAAGGATAGAATGAAGATTGATATTCGAGTTGTCTATGGTAAGAGCGAACTACAACCAGAAGAGATCTCTTGGCTAAACAATCTATCATTCGTTCGTACTAGCTTTTGTCAAAACCTACATGCTAAGTGCTACTTAAATGAGAAGTCAGCAATCATCACAAGCTTAAATCTTTATGAGTTTAGTCAAATAAACAATAACGAGATGGGTATTCTCGTAGAACGTGATGAAGACGAGGGCGTTTATCGCGATACATATGAAGAGTGCCAGCGGATTATTCGAATTAGTGATGAAGTTAAAATGTCGATTGAGAAGGTGGCAGCCCAAACAGAAGAAAGCGCAGAGGCCGATACCCAAAAGCTAACAACATCAAAACTGGCCAAGCAGCATAAACTCAAAACATCTGAGTTTTTAGAAAAGTTAGAGGGTCTTGGGTATTTAGAATCTACGGGTGATGGTTTTAAATTAACTGCTAAAGCGACTGATGTCGGCGCGGAGCAAAAGTATAGTAAACGATTTGGTAGTTATTTTATTTGGCCGCATGGTTTGAATATTGATTGATATACGATGTGCTACAAGCGTTCTTTACATTGGTCTTTTATTTTTTAAAACTGTGTGGTTACATTAATTTATTTTCCACTCATGGGGGAGTATTAGAGTGTTAGTTAATATGATTGAAGAAGTTTTAGGTGAGAGAAAACCACGAACATTTAGTGTTGAGGAGCACCTTAAGCTCGTTGGTTTAAAAGACTTAAATACAAATGAGATCTCAAGAGCTAACTTGATAGAATTATTGACGAGACTTACAGAAGATGGTGTAGTCTTAAATAGGGCTAAGATTAGAGATATTCTTATAGCTTTTGAATTTCCTCCTGAGCTTAGTAATGAAGAAAACGCGGTATTCTTACACAATTTTACACAGCAAACCAGTTCTAGAAAACTTCGCTCTGTTGTAGAAGCTAAAAAAAATATAGATACTGAAAATATGGAAAAAGAGTTGAATGAACTTCGCTCTAAACTAGAGCAAATCAGTGAAACAGATATTCCAAGCATTAACGAGCTTAAAAAGTCAGTCACTAAAATTGCTCAAGAAAGCAAAAGTTTTACCGCAGCTATAAAGTTACCCGCGCCGAAAGATATGGAAGTTCAGCTTGTTTCTGCTGACTCACTGCATCGTTTATCAGAACATAATTCTGACATAAACGTATTTCTAACATTTACAGCTGTTTTTTTGGGAGCATTCCTTGGGATGTTGGGAAATATAGCGTTTAACACTTCCACTACTGGGCAAACATATGGAGTAATGGCTATTTTAGCAGTAGTTTCAATAATATTTTTTGTTTTGTACTGGAGAATGGAAGGTAGGAAAAAATCCTTAACTGATACCCTTTTAAATGATGAAGAAGCTGTATATCTGGAAGACTACACTAACTAAAAGCATATTCTAATTTTGTAGCGCCGTTATTTATGATAGCGCTACAACAATATATTGTGTCAGGCAATGTAGCTTATTAATAAATTGCTTTTTTATTCGGTTCTTCATTAAAGTTTGAAATAGGTATAGTTTTTTCAATCTGTTTTAAGATTAAAGCCGAAGTTGCTTTTAGCTGCTCAAATGTCAGATCTTCCAAAATATCTAACTCTTTCGACTCAAATAGCCCTTCCTGAATCAGGTTAAGCAGCTCTGCTTTATCTACAGATTGTCCTTCTTTATTAAACAACAACCAATCCATAGAGACATTGTGATCTTTGCATGCTTGCACACATTGCGGGTATGGAACTGAGTTGTTTTTTATCATTTGACCAGCCCATGCCTTGTTCTTTCCGAACGTTTCGCAAATTTCTTTTAGGGTAGAGCACCCATATAAATCTTTAAGTTTTTCAAAAACTTCTGACGCGTTTGGCTCCAAAGTAATATACCTCGCTACCAAAGTAAGTAAATTTTAGTTTGACGTAATAAAATTTATTACTTAAGCTCGTTTTCGTTAGTTTCAGACAGACAATCAAGGAATATAACATGGCTCAGCAATTAATTTTATCGATTCCTGCACCAATTCTAACTTATGACGCATACGCAGAATTGCAAGGTCAGGACAAAAAGGACGTCTACAACGCGGTGCATCTTGGCCGACTTCCTGTGTATACCCCGCCAACCAATGGCGAAGAGAACTCAGCTAGAGTGAAAAAATATATCAACATGGTTGCTTTGTACGCAGATGCAGCAAAGCAAGCTGGTATAGAAATCAAAATCGGTTAATGAGGTGAGCGAAATGGACTTAAGCAACATCGTAGTTTTAGACACAGAAACAACGGGTCTAGATTCTGAATCCCGTATATGTGAAATCGCTTTAATTGATGGAGATGGGGGAACGCTATTACACACACTGATAGACCCACAAATGCCGATACCACAATCAGCGACTGATATTCATCAAATCAGTGATGACTCAATCAGTTTGGCAAATGCTCCGGTTTTAGACTCAGTTATGCCTCGCATTCTAAATCTGTTAGAGGGGAAGGAGTTACTAATTTATAACTCTGAATTTGATATTCGAATGCTCAAACAGTCTTGTTCAGACATGTACCACCCAAAGGTATCTGAGCTGACTCAAAACACACGTTGTGTAATGAAAGAGTATGCTGAGTTTTATGGAGAGCTTAACCACTATGGTGATTATAAATGGCAAAAGCTTACCAACGCACTTGAGCAACAAGATATCGATACTAAGCCATTTATAGCGCACTCAGCTTTAGATGATTGTTTAATGACATTGGCGCTGGCGCGCTCTTTCATGGAGTAACAATCATGCTTGCTCAACCAGAACGTACACGTCGCATCAAAGCGATTAAACCAACACCAGAAATTAAACCTCTACATCAGCGCTCGCTATCGCTTTTTGAGAAGATTTTCCCTGCTGAGTCATCAGCAAAAGCGATTCAGGATGTTACACCACCTCGAACCGCAAAAGTTATATCTGAGTTGAGCGGCATAAAAGACCGTAGTGAGTGGTTAGAAAAGTACGGTCACTATTGCACCTTTGATAGCGAGCGCTCTAACATCCTTCAAACACATAGCTCATTGTCTATCATGCTAGCCAATGGCTACTTACAAACTGAAAAGTACTTCGGTTACGACGAAGCAAGAAAGCGCCTTTTAGATGCTGATAAATGCTTAATGCTTGGTGATATTCGTTTATCTGTTAGCGATGACGAGCTATGTGAAATCGCAGAGAAAAAAGCGCGCAAGATTGAGCTTAAGTTAAAAACTGAAGGCTATACCTATTTCAATTACACATACTGTTCGGACTGTATTCGCCAGTATGCAATTGAGCCACCTGAGTTTGATACCACTTACTTTGATGTGCATCAGGTATTTAAAGACGCATTTACTGAGCAAGAGATTGAAGCTGCTTACGAAGCTTTGAACGGCGCACTTAATCGCATGGCCTGCCCTTTGTGGTGGCGTAGAAAGCTGCGCCAAAAACAAGCGCTGGTCATTGAGCAATTAGCTCGTGATTTGAGAACCGTTCACAAAAAATCCTCTGCGTATGTCAGTGAATTTACGGTCAGAAGCAAACGCGAACGTGCGGCCAAATCAGAGCAGCTAATGAGCGATCTGTTTGTTGTGCCAGAAGATGCGAACCCATTTAGTGAGTTTGAGTCTTTAAAAGACGTAGCTGGTCGCAGTTCTACCAGTGGTATTCAATTGGCCTCTGAGCTTATGGTCCGTATTCGTGGCTTTGAAGAGTGCGCCAAGCTACTTGGTCATGTTGGCGAGTTTTACACAATGACTGCCCCAAGCCGTTTTCATTCAGTGCATGCAACGGGTATTCCCAATAAAAAATACGATGGCTCTACACCCAAAGAGGCCCAAGATTACTTCACCAAATTATGGGAAAGGGCGCGTGCTTTGTTCGCTAAGAAAAAAATTCGCCCTTATGGCTTTCGAGTTGTTGAGCCGCATCATGATGGTTGCCCACACTGGCATATGCTTCTGTTCTTTGAAAAAGGTCAAACCATTGAGGCTCGTAAAATTTTAAAAAGCTTATGTACTGAAGATAACCCACAAGAATTTAAAACCAGTACAGCCCGTTTTAAACCTATCCGCATTGACCCTAACAAGGGCAGTGCGGCGGGTTACATCGCTAAATACATCACTAAGGCCGTGACAGGCTCAAACATAGACACCGTGACTTGCGCCCAATCCGGTGAGTTATCTGTATTACCCGCAGATGCTGCCGAACGTGCAAGTACATGGGCATCCACTTTTAACTTAAGACGTTTCCAACAAATCGGCGGTCCTAGTGTAACAGCATGGCGTGAGTTGAGAAGACTAGGACAGGGTGAGTCCGGTAAATGCGAGGTCGCAAATAGTATGAATACAACATTAGATAATATCTCACGTTTTGCTTTGGAAAAGGTACGCGCTGCTGCGGATGCGTCTGACTGGGCCGCGTTTTGTATTGCCATGGGTGGTGTCCAGGTTAAACGCAAAGACCAAACGGTACGAATTCACTACCAAATCCCAGACATTGTTGACCGTATCACAGGTGAAATTAGCCGCAGTGAAGGCAAGTCTCCATTGTTTGCTACCAAATACGGTGACCGTCCAGCTAATCGAATTTTAGGTGTTGCTTGGGATTCAGTGGTGGTGATCAGCCGCAGAGGCACAAGCCAAGTGCTGACTGAAAAAGAAATCGAAGCACAACGCAAAATCATGCTGGGTGTTTCTGAATCTATTCATAGCTGGATAGAGGACGAACGCTACTTACAACCGAGTGAAGAAGAAATGGCCTTCCTCGAATCGTGTGCAATCGAAGATTATCAAAACATGTGTTTGTTCATGGACTACGAAGCGCTTAGCTCAGTCGTACACAGTTCAGATATTCCATGCATAGCTAGCGGAGAGGCGCCAAGCGAAGCCTGAGCGTAGCGGCTCGCCGCTAGCGCTTGGACTTGTGTCATTAACTGTAACCGAGGAACAAATATGAGTTACCAGACACGAATTAAAGACTTACTTACAACGCAGTACAGATTAATTGAAGAATATCAAAAGGAGGGCTAACCATGGCCGGAATAGAAGGTGCAATCACAGAATTAAAGCTTGTTACAAAAACGGACGACAAGGGCGGCGCTCTGCCTACGGCGGGTGAATTTAAGTTTCATACTAAGGCCCCCGCCAGTATTTGGACGGTGAAAGTCACACCTGAGCAAATAGAGAACGGTACGTATAAACGGCTTGAGGAACTGCAATCCGATCCAAACGGGTGGGGGCTTCGTCCAGTACTACTCAATCTTGAATATTACGAGGGGGCAAACGTGGCGCGCCAAATGGCATGGAATGGTTTCCGCTTAAATTCCATCGCGTCAACCAACCCAGTTAAGAAGGCATAACGATGCAGTGCGTCACGACTTCACAATCCGGCGCGCTATACATCAGCAATGATTCTGCTGTATGCGACTACGTTCTGATAACTCAAGCAGAATTGCAGTCGTTACAGTTGAATGGAGTCATAGACACCTTAAATCAGTTATTTGCATTTGACTTAGAGGTGTTTTCGATAATCAACGGCGGCATGTTAGTCGCATTTTTTACAGGCCATGCGATTGGGCGTATCGCTCGAACCATGGGCAAAGTTTAAACAGTAAGGAAATTATTATGAAATCAGTAAACGGTGAATTTATCCAAGGTACAGCTAAGCAAGATTCTCGTCTTAAGAAGTTTGGTGTTAGAGCGGGAGCGGGTGCCATGGCATTGATGGGGAGTGCCAGTGCTTGGGCAAATGCTGGAGACCCAGTAAAGGACCAAATCAATACGGCGGTCTCTACAGGTCAAGCAAATTATACCTTGGTGGTGGTTGGCGTTATCGCACTTTGTGCTATCTCGTTTGGCCTTGGCTTGTTAGCGAAGCGCTTGTCTAACTAATGGTCACAACCGTTGTTTTTGCAACGTTTCTAACTTGGGCTTTCGTAGAGGGTTTTTCTTCAGGAGTCCGAGTTAGTTAAACAAGGAAGGCGTTAAATGCGTTTACTCATTTACACGGCGCTTTTTAGCGCCTTTTTTCTCTCAAAAAGTTCACATTCAACCCCCGAATATATAAGCGCAACTCCCGTAGATGGTGGTTACGATCTATGTCGAGGCATTCGAGTTGGTCGGGGCGCAACTGGCCGTTGTGAACAAATTACACTGTCACAAATCAATCCCCCAGACGATTCTTGGTCTCAGGCAGGCTCTGGTACATGTGAGCATAGCTTTGTAAGCCAGTCTAAAAAATCTATTATCTGCAAGAAAAAATACACCAAAAAAGAATGGATACCGTCTTGGGAGCGCTATCACATTCTTACAACTTTCAAAGAAGCTGTCAGTATCTACGAAACAGGACCAACCGAAACAAACTTTATGTGTCCTAACCCGCTTTATGAAAACGGCCCTAAGGAATTGAATGGCTCTTACGTTTGTTATTTGTCTTCTAACTTAGATCCTGATTGCCCAACGCCTAACCCTGATACTGATGTGTTTATGTCATCTGTTGGCGAAGCTTCTCGTTGCTTTAAAAACGCTGATGGCTCTATTTGCCAATATGATTATTCGAAAGTAAGTAAAGGGTTTTCGGTTTCAAGCTATTACGCAAACATAAAAGCTGAATGGTTTGTGTGCGGCCAATCTGACTTTATTAAAGAAGACCCGATTGTTGCTTCAGTCGTTGACCCGCAAAATTTAGATCCATTACCTGACAACTTATACGGCCCAATGGCATTACCTGATGCCGCTTCGGGTGATAATTCTGACTCCACAATTGATATTGATGCACTCAATCAAGTCAATGACAACTTAGCGTCTTTGATTTCGAATAACGCTACTTTTGACGCTGCGAACTTCAAGCAGCAACACGATAGCGTTGCTATCTTGAAACACTTAGTTGCCCAAGACCAAGTGAACACAGACATCACCCGAAATACAAACAATATCCTCATGCCCATGTCTCATAACCAAGCAGTGCAACTTGCAGAGGCCAGAAGTACCAATGACACACTTAGCTTGATGCTCAATAGTAGTGAGAATAACCGCGTTGCAACCACCGCTTCATTAGATGCATTGACCTCGGCAATCACAGACGGCGGGAATGGGGGCGGTGATGGTGGTGGAGATACACCGTGCGAGGGGCCAGATTGTAACCTGTGTACAGGTATTGAATGTATTGACATATCGACTACTCAAACGGGTAAGCAAGGTGGGTTGGCTTCGTTGTTTACATCTGAGGATGTGCTCACTGTTCAAACACAAATTGATGAGCAGCTAGTTACCAACAAAAACGAGCTCGATGCTATCTCTACCGAGCTTGGCTCTATGTTTTCCATTGACCCGTCTCTTGTGGGTGGTTATGAAGCGCGGACCATTGAGATTAAAGGTGAACAAATAGACATTTCATTGCGCCGTTATTCTGAGTTTTTTCAGATGCTATCAACCCCAATCATGTTAGCGGCATCAATCACAGCATTATTTATATTACTGAGGGAACGATAATGAAACGATACGTTTTTATATGTTCGGGCTTAATTATATTCATGTTGTACATGTCTACGGCCAGTGCCACACAGTACACTGGTTTGGATGGTTGGCTCGATTTGATATCAGATTTTATCACCGACTTTTGGGCTTTCTTTGATACAGACTTTCCCGAGTTTGTTATCCGTTTTTACGCGTGGGCCATCGAGTGGGCAACGCTGCTAAAACTCAAGTTAGAACTCCAGTCGATCCAATTCGCTTGGCTTGTGGCAAAGCAAATCTTGGAGAACTTTCAGGTTGGCTCTCGTATCGCTGCGGCCGCTTCCGCGTTACCTGTTGATATGCAATCAGCGCTTATGGATATGCGAATATTTGATGGGTTTAACCTAATTATCAATGCGTATGTAACGCGCTACGTAATGAGGTTCATCTAATTATGGCAGCATCTATCTTTCATGGTCCCCCAGGTTCTTTTAAATCAGCGTCCGCCGTATGGTTTGAAGTGCTACCGGCTCTTAGAAAAGGGCGGTTAGTTGTCACCAATGTTGAGGGCATACTTCCACTGGATGAAATAGAACGAGAGCTTGATGAAGAGTTTCCAGCAACGGCTCAGCTTTGGCGGCTATCGTCGCAAAATGAAGTCGGGCAAATGTTGTGGCGTAACTGGTATCACTGGATGCCATGTGGCGCACTGATTTTAATGGATGAAGTACAAGACATTTATCCGACTGAGACCACGCAATTTAAACCTGAGTCATGCAATTACAAACACGTTTCTCATTACCGCGAAACCATCAATGCAAGCTGGTATCGCTACCATTTGGATACGCTTGACTCATACATTCCTGAAGATTCGTCACCGGGGGATGTGGATGATTTAGGGAACGATCTCTTTAATGAGCACGGGCATATAATCTACCCGCGCACTTTGAAAGAAGCCTATATGCGACATCGAAAGTACAACTGGGATATTGTGTGTTGTACTCCAGATATTACTTCCGTTCACAAATACATTCGTAATGTCTGTCAGTTTGCCTATGCGCATAAGTACTTTGACGGACTGCAAGCCATTCCTTACTACAACAGAAGGCCTCGCGTTCATGAACACAATCCAAAACTTGATGGCAAAGTACCGAAAAAAGACGAAAGCAAAAGATGGGTCAAAGTTCCCATCCAAGTGCACAAACTCTACAAATCAACAGCAACCAAATCTGTTACAGCAGCCAGAGGAAAGAATCTTTTGCTTAGCCCTGAGTTCTTTTTTCCGTTCGTTACGTTCTTCGGGTGTATTGCTTATTTCATTTACTACTTCAGTACTTCGCAAAATGTGGAGGAAGTCGAGCAAGTCACGCCGATTCATAATGAAGCTGCTAAAGCGAATAGTGGTATTACTTATCGTGATGACCGTTATTCGGTTAGTGGTACTCAACCTCATTTTGTAAGAAATGCTCAGTTGCCCTATGGCGCATCGGATGCTTTTGTAACAGGTTCGGTTGAGGTGGTAAGTAGTACCTCGATAACTTATGACGTTGCCTTAGAGTTAAAAACGAAAGACTTTGGAGATGTGAGCTTAACGGCTTTCGATCTAAAAATGATGGGTTATAAAGTGCAGTATTACAGCCCTTGTAAGGTGCTTATTTCAAATGGCGGATTTGCATATACCGCTTACTGCAAACCAATCGATTACAACAAACTTCCGTTACCTCAAGAAAGGGGAGGCAGCACAGAAGGTGGCTTTGATTTGGGTCTAGGCTTTGGTTCGGATAAAGAAGAGCAGGGGGTCTAGCTTGGTTTGTCGATTACTTTATGTGATTGGGATTTTTAGAGGTTGATTCATAGGATTAGTTGGCTTGCCTTGATTGGGTGGATAAGTTCTATTTAAGGCATGGTCAACGATGACCAATTTCTTATTGTAGTAGCTCATTTTGACCGGATAGTTTTGAATAAAAACTTTATGAAGTTTATAGGTTTCTATGGGGCTATTACTATTGGTGAGTTAATGACAGTAAGGTTTACCTGTCGAGCTTTGGTTTCCAAAAGAGAATGAATACTAATTCTGGCTGAAGCTTAAAAAATATTAAAGTTGACTATTTGTCAATATGTAGCTATATTAAAACTCGACAGGATGTTTCGTCCTGATGCTCTTTAAAACTAATATCCTTTTTCGAATCGTAACTGGCAGAAATGCCGATTATCTTAGTGGTAATCCGATCGTACCCACAGCTCGTAATGACGTAAGCTTAACCTAAATGCAATTGATTCCATGTAGGTAAAGGCTTGGTTCGTAACGTTGCATAGACAGAATATCTGCTTACAGGCAGATAGATAATTGTATGGAGGGGGAGAGCAAAAAATTGCTCTGAAGATTGTGGTTTACGCTATCTGTATCATTTTATTCGGTTCGGTAATTTTTTGGAGGGGAAATTTCCCAACAATGAATAAAAAGGTAATTAGATGAATACACAAGTTTTAAAGAAGTCACGTGAAGTTCTTAAACAGATTTTACGTGAAAAGCATGATGATATAGATAGCAATACGAAGTCAGAAGTTGAGGCGCTAATTGAGCAGATTGACGCTGAACTTTCTGGGAATTCGCAGGCAAAGACTACCAAACGAGAGGTTTTGGAAACGTTCGGAGTTTTGTTAAGCGTAATCCATAAAGGGGCTGAATTACTTGATAAGGTTCTCTCAATTTTCGATTCGTAAAGTAAACCATTAATTTTTTATTATGAATTTTTCAAATACGCTAGAGAAGTGCAGAAAGCACAGAAAAATGTCGAAAAAAGACTTGGCAGACAGGATAGGTAAAAGTGCCTCGTATATTACTTTGTTAGAGCAAGGTAAGCGAGAGCCTAATCTAGGTCTGGTTGAAGACTTATGCCATGCTTTAGACATCCCAACTTCAGTCTTTATGTTCCTAACATCGCAGGAGCAAGACTTACCATTCAGTGACGAGCTTTCAAATAAGCTTGAGTCACTCATGTATCAACTTATCGATGACACTGACTCCGACATATAGCTTGAGAGCAATTGGAAGTGTAGAAGCGCTTTCAAGAATGCTTAAACTTCCAGTTCCTCGTATTCGTCATTTTGCCCAAAATGCATCCGATTTCTATCGGGTTGCTGGAATTAAAACAAAGGCAAACGGAGACAAGCGTATTACTTATGATGCTTATCGCTCGCTTAAAGATATACATAAGACACTAAAGGTAAAGTTGTTCCAGAATGTTTCTTATCCTGACTACATTCAAGGTGCAATCTCTGGTCGATCCTATATCGGAAACGTAAGGAAACATACCAAGAGTACTATTATCATATGTGAAGATATTACAAATTTTTTTCCTACCATACGTCAGTCTGATGTCGAAAAGATGTTCATGCGTCTTTTCCACTTTCCTAAAGAAGTGGCTAGTATTCTCACTGGGTTAGTCACTCTAAATGGTACGGTTCCACAAGGGGGCGTTTGTAGTAGTTATATTGCAAACCTAGTTATGTGGGAAAAGGAGTCAGCCCTAGTATCTTTATTTCAAGCTAAGAACCTTACTTATACTCGCTATGTCGACGATATAACTGTCTCTTCTAAAGGCTATATTGAGAAGGCAGAGATAAGCAACGTTATAGCTTCTATATACGGTATGTTGAAGCATTTTGGTGTTAAGCCAAATAAAGCGAAACACGAGGTCTTGAGTAACGGCATGCATCAAATGGTACACCGAGTTGGGGTGAACGGTAAGCGGCCAAGCTTTGGAAAAAAAGAAAAGAAACGAGTTCGAAGTGCGGTGCATAGACTAGAAGCACTATTTAAAGATAATACTTGTTCGTATGACGAATATTCGAAAGCATTCAACTCGGCAAGTTCCTTAGTAGCGAAGTTAAAGCAATTGAATGAGCATCAAGGGAAAAAGTACAGAGAAAGTCTCGATCTACTAAAACCATCAGCTAAGAGAGTTAAGCTTAGCAATTAATTGTAATATTAATTGGGTGAATGAATTTGGCCGCTTGATTAGGGACTTTGCAATACCTCATCTAATTACTAATTTAGCAAAGGTGCTGACACATCTTTGTCCAAATACGATTTAGGTGAACATCAGATATTGAGTTGCAGTTGAGCGGTTTTTGGTGGCACATGACTACCTGATGTAATCAAATTTGAAGGTAGGTCAACGATGACTCGTATTGACTCTAGCCCCCGAGTTTCTATTTCGAGGGCTAACAAGTGCTCAAGAAATCTTCGTAAACTTATTCGTCTCTCTATTGCGAGCAACCAGAACTGGGTCACAGTGTTTGTTGTTTTTAAAGAACTCCAGCAACTCCTTTAGCTCTGGTTCTAGCTCTTCAGGTAGCCACACAGTGGTCTTTTTTAATCCTTGCGCTTTCAATTTCGCTTCATACTTTTGATTCTTAGTCATGACAAATGGTCCTTTCAAGTGCTCTGAGTGTTAATCAATTCAGTTAGGGTTGCTCGCTTGCGAGCGGTTTAGCCCGCGCTTAATTGAGTGACAACGACCATTTCAGAAATGATGAGCGGGTCAAGAATAAATCACGGGGGTAGCCCGTAGGGGGTTCCGTTATTTTTATTGATGCGAGAAGAATGTATGAAAGAGCACAAATTAAATGCCTGTCACGGCGAGTGACCGCCCCGCGCGGGGAAGGGTTTTGTTTATGCTTTTAAAAAAGTGGATGGAAACTGGATGTTTTGCAGTAGAC